CTATCGTTAAGAAGTATAATGCGAAACCATATATCTTCTCTAATGGATACAACATGACTGGCAGTTATATGAAAGAGTGCGTTGATGCTGGACTTGCTTATTATAGATTCTCTGTGATTGGTTATGATAGAGAAACATACAAGAAGTGGATGAATAGGAATGCCTTTACTACGATATTATCCCATGCACAAGAGATGGTTGAATATTGTAAGGATAAAGAAACAACCGTTGCGTCCTATCACCTCGTATTAGATAATGATAACATCGATTATGAGATAGAACAATACCGTAAAAACTTTATTGATCAAACAGGCACCGATGCAGAGATTTGGAAGATGCATAATTGGTCAGGTGTTTACGATCCTAGTTACGGAAGAACTGGTGAGGTTAAGACTTGTGGTCGACCGTTCTCGCCAGACTTGGTTATTCGTGCTGGAGGTATTGATGGTGGACTAGGAGCAGTACACCCTTGCTGTCAAGTTTTAGGTAACGATGATGCGGCAGTACTTGGTCATCTCTCACACCAAACCATTGAAGAAATTTGGGAGGGAGAACCATATAAAAAACTTCGTGAGCAGCATCTGTCAGGGGATTATCCAGACTATTGTAAGAGTTGCGATTTTCTTATTGATGACCCAGAAGTATTAGTTTGGTCAAACTATGAGCGTTCGATATACCATATGGTTGGAACTGAATTCAGTCTCAAGGACTTTCAATATCGTTAATCATCTCTTCCCATAATGGATTAGATGGTATAACAAATGCAACCGTAATTCTTCTGCTTCCACCAGATTCTGCTTTATGCCAGAACACTTTGTCTGGTTCTGAATACTTTCCGAAGTAACCTACTTTGCAAGTCCACTCTGCAATTGGATCTGGCATGTTTACAATTTCCTGTAACTCAGGATCTAAGTAAGAAAAGGATCCAGTTCCCTTTTCTGAATACGAGAATATAACATTATGACCACTGGCATTCTGATTATTATGCCAAGTGATATAACCATCATCTGGATAATAACAACATAATGCATTTCGCTTTGTGACCAATAGACGATTGATTTCTGTAGTTGTGTCATAAGCAATTTTCATTAATTCTTTTCGCAAAATATCGTGCTCACTGCTCAAAGATGATTTCTTATTAAACTCATACTTCAGTTCCATTCCACGAATTGCTTCTGGAAATCCATTATGCTTGTTTTCATATTTTCTTACATGGTTAAGATAATCTTCAGTCAACCCTTTTTCGTATGGTTTTCTAAGTGCACCATAATAATATTCATTATCTAAGATTGTTCTATATTTTTCTTGTAGTATGAATTCAGAATAATCGTAGAGAATTTTTTTTAATTTCTTATTGTTCACATTAACACTTTGCATTATTTCTGGAATTCCCACGGAGTGGTATTATACCTCCACTGCAAAGTATGATGTAGTATTACTATTTCGGAACCTTCAAGTTCTTCTTGTTTAAGATTGTGGAAGTTCCATCTCGCATGGTTATCATTAAACCCCTTAACTTTTATGCGCTCATCCCATCCCTCAAGATTTAACAACCGCCAAAACCCCCATGTATCCCAGTGTACTAGTTTGTTTTTAGGAAATAACTTGTTATCCAAGTCCCACGTTTTGTTCGTTATTTGACTTCTTTGTTTCTGCCACATGTCATACCATGCTTGCATAAACTCTATCGTCTTCGGTTTATTGTTATACAAACATATACCACAATGCCATTTGAATTTTCCTCCAGGAAATTCTGTTATAGCATGGGCATATTTTCTAACCTCAGTCATCACTAAATCATGATCCGAGTCCTGATGATCAAAAACATTTTTTATGTCTGAGTGACATATTTCGGTGTCAGCATCGATATAGAGAGTGTTTTCGTATGGGGTTCTTGCCATTCCCCACATTTTGGCACGAACACTATTAGGAACATCTTCCGTGACAATATTATCAAACGCATGTGCTTTAACGTCCACCCATTCTTTATGGGTGAATAATGTTATGTTTGCGTCTGGATAATAGTCTTTTAGGGACTCTGCACTATAACATGCCGAGAGATAAAACTTATATGATCGTGTTGCCACATACAAATAACCATTCATGATATTTAATCCAATGCTATTATATTAAGTCGTGCTCCATGTTGTATTTGCGTCGGGAAGATCAATTCCTGCTCTTTTAAACGCATCATGAATCAAAAGGTCAATTGCAAAAAATTCAGCATTGATTGCTGTAGTTGCTCTTCGAACATTTCTTTTACGTTCCATATCTTCAGAATTAGAAATCAAAGGATTTTCGAAGAGTTGAAGTTTCAAATCAAATAAGTTTTCTTGGAGATGCCTTTCTTTGTCTCTTGTTCTTGATTCTTCTTGCTCTTTTCGTGCTTCAGCAATACGGTCCAGTCTTTCTTGAGTATTGTTGTCAATCTCTTCTGTCGTGAAAGTCGACATTATTTCTGCCCAGTCTGGATTCGCCCCATCTGTATTAGTGATAACTGCTCTTGCTTCTCGTTTCGCACCATCTTCATCAGTATATTGAAATTTTGCGACAATAGATGTTTTTTCGTTATCGCCCCACCGTGGTTCTAATATAGTTCTTGTAGTCATAATTTTAAGCAGTCCTTATCCATAGTTCATAAGTTTGATTTGTTTCTTTTGATGCAGATACAGTCAATCCGGCATAATCTGCTGGTCCAATATAATTACCGACAAAGTCTGAAGTAAAGTTTCCAGTAAATGTCGTAGTATAGTTACCTATATAGTTACCAAGAAAATCTCCAGCAAAGTTTCCAATACTTGATCTCGTACTTGTAATTACTACACTATTTCTGATACTGGTTCTTGTACTGGTTCTATTTAGTGACGGAGTGCCTTCAGAGTAATACAGCAAGAAGTTTCCGACATAGTCTCCAACATATGTAGTAGCAAAATCTCCCGTGTATCCTACTACACTGGTTCTTGTACTGGTCCTTGTATAATCGTCAGTAAAGTTTCCGACAAAGTCAGTTGTAAAGTTTCCAGTAAATGTGTCCGAAAAATCTGCTTCCCCAGTATAGTTTACATCAGTCACTTGTTGTCTTGTGTCAGTAATTGTAGAAACCGAAACCCAAGTTCCTGGAGTTGGCGTTCCTGCTTGTACTTTGTACTGACCAATTCCATTGTCTACAATATACTTTCTTAGGTATTGCGTCAATGTCTGTATTTCCACATCTGACATTTCTTTCAAAGAATATGGTGTACCAGATTCTGTCTTCAATGAGCGTACCGTTGTAGGAACAGTTCCGTTTGTTTTTCTCCACAGTTTATATTCGATGTTTTCTGACTGTGATGTGTCGATCCACTCCATACCAGTATCTTCCCACGTACCTCCCCCAGCAGGAGTCGATGTCGCAAGTCTATATGAACCAATATCTCCAGAAGCAAGTTGTGCTGCGGTTTGGGAAACAATCTCCGCATTAATCTCTGAATCGGTCATTTCTTTCAAAGAATATGGTGTACCAGATTCTGCTTTTAATGGTCTAGTCGTACCAGTAATTGTAACCGCACTCAAATCTTGGTATACTGTTGTCGTCGTTGATGTTACGCTAGTTCCAACAGGGTGTGTTCCTACCGCATCGGGACGAATCGTGTCAGTTAGTGTCCCTATCGACGTTCCCGTGCCAGACATATTCAATGTTCCTACACCAGTATTAGAAGATGCAAAATCCGTGAGGATAACATAGGAAAGATAATCAATCTCTCCGTCTGACATCTCCTTTATACTCTTAGGAATCGTATCATTAACTTTAAGTGGTCTTGCCATAACTTACCTATCTATATAATTTATTAAAAATGTTTATGGGAATACTTGCACACTACTTACATCGTAGATTCTTGGCAACAATGCCTCAATTCTATCGTTAATTGCTGCTGCGGTCATGATTGCAGTATTGCTATCAGAGAATGCATCATTACTAGTTAGGAGTGTTGAAATATCCGACAAATCCGTAGAAGCAATTGTGATATCACCAGAACCATCAAAACTCTGACCAGCAATGTTTCTTGCAGTGGCAAGAGTTGCCGCAGATCCTGTCACGTTACCTGTCACGTTACCAGTAACATTACCGATAAAGTTATTTGCACTTACATCTGCTGCACGGTATGATGCATCTGCAGTATTAATCGACCCTGCTAATTCTGGATCGTAAACATCAAAGAATTTGAACTGATTTGCCGAAACATCATAGAATACACCCAAGTGAGTATAACCAACACCAGATGCTCCAGTGTTTCTATTAGAACCCCAACCAGTATCAACGTTTAGTGGTGATGCAGTACCGTCTGTGATATCATTTAATGTATGACCAGTCGTTGCCTCAAACTGAACTGAGATACCATCGGCAAGTGCTTGTTCGCTACCAGTGATTGCTACACCAGTTGCCTCCGTGGTTGCAAAGTTATCGTCTGACCAAGAGAATGTATCAGGAGTTCCAGTAGCATCAATTTTAACATAGAACGTTTTAGATGCTGTTCCTTCATAGTGTCCTCTGAAAGAAGCATCATTAATACCACTACCAGTGAACTGTGTGTTTGAAATACTATCGCCACCGTTTAGATAAACAAACGAGTTAGCAACAGAAAGGTTCTGTGTATCGACAGTCGTTTCTGTTCCGTTTAGCGTTAAGTCACCATCGATAGTTAAGTTACCGCCAACATAGGCATTATTAATAACACGGAAAGATGGGACTGAGTGGTTCTGTTGTTCAATTACGACAATACCGTTTGTTGTGTTTGACACCACACACAAACCAACACACATTGGATAGTTTGGATAAGTCGGTGGAGTCGTTACCAATGCTCCGTCTGTTAATCCAACAAAGAATCTTTCACCTTCTGTCAGTCCTGATGTATCAAAATCCCTGACAACACCAGACACATTGACGTATCCATGATCACCGTTAGGAATATCTTCAGTTGCTAGACCAGAGATATTGTATTTGGAAGCATTGGATGCATTTGCTTTAAATGCATTAGGAACACCACTAGTAGAACCAGACAAATAAACTGGCATACCTTTACTGATAGTACCACCAGAGTTATTGTAGACACGAATGTATTCGCTCTGCCCCAATTCAAATTCGATATCGTCTTCACCGATAAGTGAAAGCGTTTTGTGAATATTATCGTAATAAACCTTACCCTCACCAGTTAGTGTTCCATGATTTCTTGGTGTGAATGCGATCGTATTATTTACGGACAATCTTGCAGTTGATACGTCATCCTCTAATTGAGTCGTAATCGAAACTGCATTAGATGAGAATGATGCACTACCTGACACATCACCTGTCAGAGTGACTGTTGCTGTTGCACCTAGTCTACTGTTGATCAATGTTCTAGTGTTTGCAACTGCCATACCACTAGCAATTGTTGCATCGTGTGTGGTTCCGTCACCAGTCGTAATTCTAAAGTTACCGTTTGCTGTTGTATAAGCAACTGAAGAAACCCCAGCAACTGCAGTGTTTGAAATATTCGTTATTCGTCCGTCTGCACCAACAGTAACAATTGGAATGAGTGACCCAGAACCAAACGTTCCTGTCGGTGTTCCAGTTGCGGCAATATCGGTTGTGATTGATACAGCATTGGCACTGAATGCTGTCGCACTTGCTGTAACGTCACCAGTTAAGGCAACCGTTGCTGTCGCACCTAGTCTTGCCCCAATTAATGACTGTGCGTTAGCAACCGTCATATAAGGATCAAGAAGTGCTTGAGTATTTGCTACTTGAAGATATTGAGTTGTGTATTGTGAAACATTAGCAACTTCTAAGTATTGAGTTGTCCCAACATATATGGGATCTAGTCTATCACCAACTGCCAATTCTCCGAGAGCAGTGACATCGGTTCCTGTATATATTGCCTTTACTGGTATAACTGCTGTATTTGCCATTTTTTTAAATCCTCAAATTCTTATGAAACTGGAACTGGGTCATACGTTCCGTCTTGTTGATAGAACGGAAATTCACCGCCAGTTACAGTTATTCCATCTGCTTCTAAATCTGCTGTTCCGACATTTTTGTAAAACTGAAATGTTCCAGCACCCGTACCTGCTGCCTCCCAAAATAAATTTCCATTTCCGTCTGTTTTTAACACCTGACCAGAAGTACCATCTGATGCTGGGAGTGTTTGACCTGCTGATGTTAATCTACCTACAGTAATTTCTCTTGTAGTGGTATTGCCAGATTCAGTGACTGTTTGTAGTGTGGGTGCACCCCACCCAAGTTGTCGATTTGCGGTGTTTGAAACTGTTAGAACTTGCCCATAAGTTCCTATAGTAGTTGGAAAATTAAATTGACCCAAAAAGTTAATTGTTGGAGATCCAGTATTGGATGAAGTAATGCTGATTGCTGCATTGCCATCTTGCCCACCAAAGGCATTACCACCGAAAATAAAAGTATTTGCTTGATTGCCAATAATAAAACTACCGACAGTATTGGAAGGATATATGTATCCCAAAATGCCATCATCAGTTGGGATATAACCACTACCAGTAACACCAACTTCTAATGATTGACTCTGATCGTTTACTAAACTAAGTGCTGTATTATTAGCACTTCCATTTGTATTTGTTACTGTAACACGTAAATCAGTTCTCGATGAGTCCGAGACCGTTATACTAGATGTAGATAAGGAAGAAAGGTTTGCGCCAACCTCGAAAACTGAAGAACCATCAGACGAAAAAAGTTTCCCGTCTCTCGTATTGAGAGCAAGTTCGCCTGACTGAATAGCAGATATTGTAGGTGCTTTCCCCTGAACGGAGGAACGCTTAATCTTGACGATTGATGCCATATCTATGGTTCTCTAATTACAAGGTCTATATAGACCAAAATTTAAATTTGGGGGGAGAGTTATGTAACCCATTCCCCCCCCTCTTCAGTTTATTTAGTACGTGCCTCCATCGATGATTGCATCGACTTGAGCAAGTGTGTATCCAGTGTCTGCAGTATTAACTGTTGCTGTTGGTTCTGCATCAAGTCCAGTATAGAACTTAAATGCTCCATCAGTAGCATCACGGAAGTAACCAGTGTATTGTACTGCTGAGTTGCCAGAAACAACATACTTTGCGTAGATACCAGTGTCGGTAACATCACCTGCGTTATTCGCAGAGAGTTTGAACATACCATCATCAGTATAAACCGTTGATGTTGATAGGTATGTCGTTGCTCCAGTAACAGTTAAGTCACCATCAACCTGTAAGTCACCACCGATTGAAGTGTTACCAGTTACAACTAAGTTCTCGCCAACGTTAAGTTGAGCAGTAACAGTTACATCATCTGGTAATCCAAGTGTGACTGCTGCAGTCTCTGAACCAGAACCAGATACTGTAATCTCGTTAGCAGTACCAGAAATTGTAGCAACATAGTTACCACTTGTTTTTGTTCCAAGTGCAACAGAGTCGTTTCCGATAGCATTTGCTGTAACACCGCCAGCAGAAATCTGAGCAGAAGTAATTGTTCCGTCAGCAATCTTAGAAGCAGTGATACCTTTAGAAGCAAGAGCAAGAGTTGCTGCTCCACCTTCAGTACTACCATTTGTTACTGTAAATTCTGACGAACCAGAGTCAGCAAGAGTTGCAACGTAGTTACCAGTTGTCTTTGTTCCAAGAGCAACCGAATCGTTACCAATTGCGTTAGCAGTAATGCCACCTGCTGAAATTTGAGCAGAGGTAATTGTGCCATCAACGATAGCATTTGCTGCAACTGTCTTAGAGGCAAGTTTTGCTCCAGTAACTGCACCATCTGCTAATTCGGTAGTGCCAACACCACCAGCAGTAAGTCCCAACGTTACAGCAGCAGTTTCAGATCCAGAGTTATTAAC